CCCTTTGTACCATACGCCATTACATATCCAATGGTGCAGAACGTGCATGATATTTCAGATACAGATAAATTAAATTATTGCTATTGGGATGACGTGCAGTATCTGGTATATGATGAAGATGGGAATATCATATTTGAGCAAACGCACAACTACGGAATCATACCGTTTGTATTTACACATAGAGAGCATCATTTAAATGAGTTTTTTGTGACAGGTGCCTATGATATCTGCGCCGCCAACGAGCAAATAAATATATTACTAACAGAGGCCGCATTAGGCATGCGTTTTCAAATGTTCGGCCAGTATGTGATAGAGGGCATGTATGAAGAGGAAAAAATAATGCGTGCAGGGTCTTCTGAAATTATGGTCATACCTGAGCCGGCCAGAATGGATATCAAATCTCCACAGGCAAACGTCAGAGAGGCTATTGACCTTGTAAAAGCAATTCTTGACCTCACAGCACAAAATAATCATCTATGGATAACATTTGCAGAGGATGGAAAATCAGATAGGCCGTCAAGCGGTATAGCGTTGAAAATAAAAGACTTAGAACGCTTTGAGGACTATCAGGACGATGTGGAACTTTGGGAGATGTATGAGCGTGAGATCTATACAGTTGAGAAGGTTATAGCTGAGGCCAATGGTATTAGGCTACCAGAGGAAATGGGCCTAAGATTTAACGAGCCTGACTATCCAATGAGCGCGCAAGACCAAATTGCTGTAGATACATTTATGCTGGAAAATAATTTAATAACACAAAAAGACCTGATGCTAAAATACAACAAGCATCTAACAGAGAGCGAGGCTGAAAAACTCGTCAACGAAAACAAGGAGACAAATGCCGAAGGACAAGGAACAGAAGGGGAAGAACGATCAGTTTTTAATAGACTTCTTGACCAAACTCCAGCGTCTTAATGATATTGAGGTAGACATACCGCAGGATAATATTGATGCAGTCATTGAAGACCCACGTCAATATGCGCTTAATTTTATCGAGCTTGAGTTTGCAAAGAATGTTCCAAAGTTTGTAAAGGCGTATAATATGGGTTTTGATTTTGGGAAAAAGAATAAATGAGACAGGTTACAAAAGAATTTCTTGTGCTTATTGGGTGGTGCATTTTGTTTTTTATATTTTTAATGGCATACGCCTGTAGCGGAGGATGGGAGGTATGCGGTTATGAGTTGGATAAACTGTAGTGCCAAAGGATATAGAAAATGGTGCCAGAAGTTTTAAAGGCCAAACAGTAGGGTCTGATAGTTTTGCTTTAACAATAAATATTAAATGGCTGTGTCAGCTTATAGCATTGATTGTTGGGTTAACGATAACATTCTACCAGTACCAGATGAAAATACTGGCTATGGAGGAAGACATTGCACAGCATAAAAAAGATATTGAAGAGCTTATAGCTCATCACGAGCAGGAGGAACAAGCAAGGATAACGCAGTTGGAGGAATCTGTAAAATGGTATGAGAAGGAGATGGTGAAGGTTGGAGGCGTGTCATTAAATCCGTTCTCTTGGAAAAAGAAACGAGGTAAAGGGAATTAGCATGGAAGAGCTATTTGGTCTGTACGCTGAATATGGAGCGGTCGCAATAATAGTTGGGCTTTTTGTATATCTAATAATGAACTTAATGTCAAGCCAAAGAAAGCAAGACGAGTGCTTAGATGATATACAACAAAACTTAGCAAAAATGGGCACCATAATTGACAACACGCAGGGGATAACTATTAAGCTGGTTGACAGGTGGAACTCTGAGGCCTCAGATTCTACAAGGCGTCACGAAAAAATGATTTCGGAATTAAATGACGTGACAGATGTACTTATGGAGCTGAAAGGTGCCATGAGTCGAATTAATGGGAGGAGCTAATGTACGAATATAATGCAACGCTTGTTAGAGTCGTAGATGGCGATACTGTCGATGCAATGATAGACCTTGGCATGACGGTATGGATAAAAAAACGTATACGGTTTCATGGAGTGGACACATGGGAAAGCAGGACTCGCAACAAAAAAGAAAAAGCTAAAGGTTTATTAGCAAAGGCCAGAACAGAAGAACTGCTGTGTTTAAACGATGGCAAGTTCAAATTACAGTCTATGGGGCTTGGCAAATATGGTCGGGTGTTAGGTGTCTTAAATATTGAAGGACAAAGTAAAACCGTAAATCAAACTTTAATAGATGAGGGGCACGCATATTATTACGAAGGCGGAAAAAAGAAAGCCTTTAAATGATAAAGTCTAACAGAAATTACAGCTTTAAAAAAGCAGGGGAAAAGATTGAGAAAACGATTGCGGATATGCTGACTGATATGGCTCGATATCAGAACGAAAGTATTCAAAGGGGCATAGACACCCAAACAGACATTAAAGGTGCGAAATACGCTAAATTAAGCACCGACTCAACGCTCCCTATAAGAAACAGAAGGGGTCATGGTTTTACACCACTTGACACAATGAAAGGGGCAAGGCAAAAAAAGCTAAGGAATACAAAAATTACACCTGCAAAGCCGGGCAGTCTCGTGTCTCAGGTTTTAATGCTGACAAAGCATGGCGTGTATCATAATGAGGGCGTGCCAAAATCGGGCGGATGGATTAAAGGTTTTAAAATACCAAAGCGTGAATGGTTTGGCATTACAAAAGAAATGAAAAAAAATGGCTCTCAATATAAAAAGTTCGTAGAAATGGCATTGTTTAAACTTGCTCGCTCACTACAAAAATAATGGCAACAAACGCCGAACTTATAGCATTATTTGGAGATGATTTTGAAAGCGTTCTTGCAGGCCTTTCTAAGTTGCCACCGGAGGCAAGGGAATTACTTGATCAAGCTATGGGTAAAATGCTTTATGACGCAGACGTATTTAGCTCAAGGGTCAATAAAGCTGTACAAACTCAAGCGGCGGCAGGTATGTCGGCTAATGCTATAAAAGCAGGCCTATTAAATGACATGCAAACAGGAGGCCCTGTATTTGGGGAAATAAGAAACTCCGTCAAAGGCTCATTAGTTGAGGGAATAAATCAATCAAGTAGAGCAGGTCAATTCCAAGCATTAGACCCAGAGTCTGATACGTTATTTACTTGGGTAACTATAGCAGGGCACAAAGTTTGCCTTGACTGCGCTCCAAGAGGGGGACAGCAAAAGACGCTTAAAGAATGGGAGCAGGAGGGCTTACCGGGCACAGGATGGTCGGTCTGCAAAGGATATTGCTATTGCATTATTGACCCAAGCGGAAAAATATCTCCCAGATTGCAAATGGAGGGAGTTGTAGAAAAAGGTGCTACAGTTAAAAAGAAAAAAGTAGCTACAGCAATTTCTGTAACAAGTACAGCATTAGATAAAAAATTTACAAGTGCGAATAAAGAAGGGAATCAGCATTTTGTTGATGCGTTTACAGATAGTAGTGAGAAATTTAAAAAAGTGTTAGCACAATTTCCTGAACTGAGACATATATCTCAAAGAGGGTCGGGGTATTTCTCAGAATTTAGAACTAAGGATTTTGAAAAATATTATAAAGGCAAAAAAGATATTAGTTATCAAACTCGACACGGAGGCATAAGAATAAAGAGACAGTCAAAAAATACATCAGGGTACCTTACAGAATATGGAACCATTAGACATGAATATGGACATTTTATGCATCATAATATCCATAAGGACATAGGTAAAATGAATCATGTATATAAAAAATATTATAATGATTTGAAAAATGGAATAGTCGTTTCTGTTGATGATTTTGCAAAATTAAATAATTTAGATAAAATGTCATCAGATCAATTAAAATTTCATGTAGCATATTTTAAAGACAGACATAGAATAGGCGTCGGTAGTAAGTATAAAAGATCTAATAATGTTATGAAAGAATCTTTTGATGAAAACAGGAACATGATGCATGAATTAAAAAACATGATTTTTGGTTTTAGAGTCAGAAAACCCGAATTTTTTAAAGGAAATCACGCATTAATAAAAGCATTAAAAAAAGATAAAAACGATACTCATGGTTATATACAAGATTTATTTGGAGCGCTTACTCATAATAAAATTGGCTATGGTCATAGCAACTCCTACTATAAACATGCAACTATGGATAGACATGAAGTTTTTGCAAATTTAACAGCATTATATAGCCATCAAAATCCAATTTATTGGAATTGGGTTAAAGAAAAACTGCCAAATCTTTGTAAATATTATGAAGAGTTAATTGATACAATAGCAAACGATGGATATTTTGGAACTGCGATGAATTAAAGTTTTATTTTTTTTGGTTTTTTAAAGTCATCATCTACAATGTCCAGCTCCTCATTAATAATCTCATCGTAGCCACGCATAGGCGATTTAGTTTGTAATGCTTTATTTAAGGCCGCAAGTAACTCATCATCTGGATATCCAAAAACAGGAGGAAAATCTCCAAACATAGATTCGTATTTTTTGCTTAAATCAGCAATTTCGTTTGTCATATATATAAATCTCCATACAGTTTATTGCTTTAATTTACAACACTTCTATACACCCAAAAAGCCCCTTGAATGAAGGGGCTTTGTCGTGCAATATAATTAATTATCTGTCGTAGTCGCCTTTAACTTCTTACCTGATGCTTTTTGAAATACGCTTTCTTGTTAGTTTTCCAGAGTTTTTCATCTGCTTTGTACTCTTTTACTGCCTCAGTAGTGTCAGTCTCTTTATCGAAAATTGCTCCACCAATGTATAGTCTAATATACTCCTTACCCTCAAACATAAATTTTTCATTGTGCTTGTGACTACTTTTAACCACTCGATAATCTCTCATTTTTAACTCCTGTTGTTTATCTTTTGCTATCATAACTAAAACAATTATAACATATAATATGTATATGATGCAA